AAAGACTAAAGTACTTGCAGCGTTTGGACAGTTAGTGGATGTTATTTTTGGCGGTAATAAATTTCCTATTGGAGTAACAGAAACTAAAGTACCAGAGGGGATTGAAGAACATGCTAACTTTAATCCTTCTCTGGAAACTTCTATGCCTTCTGTAGAAGAAGAAGTAGTAGAAGAAAAAGAAGAAGACAATCCATTTGATGTAGGTTATGTAGGTGACGATAAAACATTAAAAGCTGGAGCAACTTACGGCTCAGGTAAATTTAAAGTAGTTAGACCTGAACAACGATTAAATATGGAAGAAGGATCAAGTCCTATTCCACAAGCTTTAGAAATTAAACCTGCACAGCAAGCAGCACGTAGGATGGAAAAATTAATACACGACCAAATTGAAGAATCTAATGGTTCATCAGAGTTACGATCAGCACTTTTTGAATGTTCGTTATTTGGTACAGGAATTATTAAAGGCCCATTTAATTTTAATAAAACACTTAGTCGGTGGGAAGAAGATGAAGAAGGCAACAGGACGTATAAACCCGTGGATGTGCGTGTTCCTAGAATTGAATTTGTTTCTATTTGGGATTTTTTCCCTGATCCAAGTGCTACAAGCATGGATGAAGCAGAGTTCATATTTCATAGGCATAAATTAAACAGGTCACAACTCAGAGCATTAGGCAAGATGCCTTACTTTGATAAAGAATTAATTAGAGAGTGCCTTGTAATGGGGCCAGATTATGTAGAAGAAGATTACGAAAATGAACTATCAGACGGTGATGCAGGAGAAGAAATTTCTGGCAATCAATTTGAAGTTCTAGAATACTGGGGAGTCATGGATGCGGAGTACGCTAGAGAAGTTGGAATGGAACTCCCAGAAGATGTAGATGATTTAGATGAAGTACAGATAAATTCTTGGGTATGTAATGGAAAACTATTACGTGCTGTTGTTAATCCGTTTACTCCATTTAGAGTACCTTACCAAGCTTTTGCTTACGAAAAAAATCCGTATAGCTTTTTTGGTATAGGTGTTGCAGAGAACATGGATGACTCACAACAAATAATGAACGGACATGCTAGAATGGCTATAGATAACTTAGCTCTTTCTGGTTCACTTGTATTTGATGTAGACGAAACTGCATTAGTAGGTGGACAAAGCATGGAAATATATCCAGGAAAAGTTTTTAAAAGACAAGCTGGAGTAGCTGGTCAGTCTATTGTAGGACTAAAATTCCCTAATACGTCAACAGAAAACATGATGATGTTTGATAAGTTTCGACAACTTGCTGACGAGCAAACAGGAATACCTAGTTACTCACATGGGCAAACAGGTGTGCAAAGTATGACAAGGACTGCCTCTGGTATGTCAATGTTACTTGGAGCAGCCTCTTTAAACATTAAAACAGTTATAAAAAATCTTGATGATTTTCTTTTAAAACCTTTAGGCGAAGCTTACTTTCAATGGAATATGCAATTTCTTGAAAAGCGTTTAGGTGTAGATGGTGATTTAGAAGTTAAAGCAACAGGTACAAACAGTTTAATGCAGAAAGAAGTTAGATCGCAACGACTAACTATGTTTTTACAAACTGTTCAGAATCCTGCAGTAGCTCCTTTTATTAAAATGAATAAATTAATTTCTGAACTAGCTTATAGTTTAGATTTAGATCCCGAAGAATTGCTTAATGATCCTGAAGAAGCTGCGATCATGGCTCAAATTATAGGTATGCAAAATGGACAAGTCCCAAGCCAAGAAACTCCTGCCCCTGATCAACAACAAGGAGGCATGGGGATGCCTACTGGAGTACCTCAAGGAGCGCAAGAGCTTGGAGCAACAGGTACTGGCAACGGGAACATTGGAATTGGAGCTGTTCCGCAGTCAGGGGAAGCTGAATTTTCTGGGACACCTAGAGCAACTCAAGGCTAACGCACAAGCATCGTTGAACGAAAAAGAAGAAGAAACAAATTACAGAGGACTACCTTATGCCTAAACATTCAAAAAACAAAAAAAGAAGCATGTATCAAGAAGGTGGTTCTTTAATGATGCCTCCAGAAATGATGGAGGAGGAATCTATTCAAGAACCAGTAATGGATGTTCCTGAAGATACATATCAAAGCGAAGACCCAATAGAGGTTGCAGCTTCACAGGAATCAGATGAAGTAATTGAGCAAGATCAAATGGAAATGGTTTTAGGTCAAGCTTTAGATTCAGAAGAACAAGAATATCTAATGAATGCTCTAGAAGGTGACGAACAACTAAGTCAAATTTTTGACAAAGTTCTTACGACAGCTTCTGAGTTTTCAGGAGAAGGGGAAGTAGACGGCCCTGGAGATGGCACATCAGACTCAATACCAGCTAGACTATCAGATGGTGAGTTTGTTATGACTAAAAAAGCTACCGACCAAATAGGTTCAGACAACCTTCAAATAATGATGGATGATGCTGAACGTGCTTATGATGGTGGTGAAATGAGAGATTATCGGTATGGAGGAGGTCTACTCAAAAGTACCGATACAACTGATCTAAGTTCTGACACAGATAATACGGATGATGAAATTCGTAAACTAATGAGTCTACGTGCTAACCAAGCACCAAGTCTTAGGTAATTTTTATTTACGGCTACCTTAACAGGCCAAGCCCCATAAATCTTTTTCGCGCAAAGAAAGAATTAGTATGGCTACCTTGCAGAGTATAAGCCCCGTAGGAGATATATAATGAGTGAACTAAACCAAGAAGAAGAAGTATCCAACCCGTATAACATGAATAAGGCTTGGCACACGCCAGATGGCCCTAAATCAGATACTGCGGATGGTATGTTTTTTGAAAGACCTAAGCAACAGGCTACCTCTGAAGAAGCCCCTGATGCAGTAGAAAATGAACAGGCTCCCAAAAAACGAACTAATTATAAAAAAAGATATGATGATTTAAAGCGTCATTACGATCAGAAGTTATCTGAATTTAAACAAAAGGAACAAGAGTTGACGGCTATGGCAAAAAATGCACAGCCTCAATACGAAGCTCCAAAAACTCCAGAACAACTAGAGAAGTTTAAAACAGAGTATCCTGATTTGTACGACACGGTAGAATCTGTAGCTTATATGAGAAGCTCAGAACAAGTTAATCAACTTCAAGAACAACTTCAAATGATCCAACAGCGTGAAGCTACGGCATTGAAAAGAGAAGCTGAAGCTGATTTAATATCTCGACATCCTGATTTTGAGGACATTAGAGGTTCTGATAGCTTTCATAAATGGGCAGATGATCAACCAGAGCAGATACAAGATTGGATTTATAAGAATCCAGACAATGCAATGCTTGCTTCTAAAGCCATTGATCTTTTTAAATTAGAAACTGGTTTAAGTACTCAAACTAAATCTCAGCCCAGAAAACCTCAAGGTTCTGCGGCAGATATGGTTTCAACCAAAACAACAACTGTAGATGCTCAACAACCTAGGATCTGGACTGAACGGGAAATAGCTGCGATGTCCTTAGATACGTTTGATAAATACGAAGCTGAAATTAATCTTGCGGTAACTGAGGGTAGAGTAGTAAAATAATACTCTAACTTAGGAGAACTAAAATGGCTTATAATGCATCCGACCAATTTTTTGAACAGAGTACTGATACCAATGGTAACTTTGGTAACTCTGTCACTGGTCAAACTAATTCTTTTTTCTTACCAAAGGTTTATTCCAAACAGGTCTTAAACTTTTTTCGTAAATCTTCTGTAGCGGAAGCAATTACGAACACCGATTATGCTGGAGAAATTACAGCTTTTGGTGACAGTGTAAGGATTATTAAAGAACCTGTTATAACTGTATACTCATATGAACGTGGTGCAGATGTAACACAGACTAAACTAACTGATCAAGAAGTAACTCTTGTTGTTGATACTGCGAATGCTTTCAAATTCATCGTTGATGATATTGAAACTAACATGTCGCACGTTAACTTCAGAGATGTAGCAACTTCTTCAGCAGCTTACGCATTGCGTGATGCTTTTGATGAAGGTGTAATTGCAGCTATGATTGCAGGTGTCTCCGCGTCTAGTCCTAACCATATACTTGGTTCAGACAGCGCAACTGACCTTGCTGCTGGTACTTTTGACGGTACTGGTAACTTAGACATAGGCTTTGGTTCTAGCGAACACGATCCTATTGATGTAATGTCTCACATGGCTAGATTACTTGATGAGTCAAACATACCTGAAGAGGGACGATGGTTCTTAGCGAATCCAGAGTTCTATGAAGTACTTGCTTCAAGCTCTTCTAAACTTCTTTCAGTGGACTATAATGGTGGTCAGGGATCTATCCGTAATGGATTAGTATCTTCTGGTAAGCTACGTGGTTTTAACATGTATAAAACTAACAACATTGCTGCAACGTCTAGCGCTGCTGGTGTATGTATTGGTGGTCACATGTCAGCAACTGCAACTGCTCAGACTATTACAAGCACTGAGGTCATCCGTGACCCTGATAGCTTTGGTGACATTGTACGTGGACTACACGTATACGG